AGCAGTCATAGCAGTTTGTACTACAAGCTGTGAAATATTGATTGTGTAAGTACCAACCCCGCCTGTACCAGTTCCTAGAGCTGTTATTTTGGTTCCTACAGCTAATCCAGTACCAGTAATAACTGAACCTACTTGTAATAAACCTGAACTAATTTCAGTTACATTCAAAGTGGTGCTGTTATTAACAGAACCTGTAAAATAAGTTTCAGATATGGCTTGAGGGTAATCCCTTAGAGACGAGTCTAACCATGCTGTACGGTAAATTGTGCCGTAATACCAAATCTTTTCAAGGTGGTTATAAATAACATAGGCGTTATTAACATTGCTTCCTGCCGTTGGGTAAAACCACCAAATTTCATTCCAACCTTCATTAGTTCCAGAAATAACTTGGTCTTGCTGGCTGTAGTTAAAGTTCTCAAAAACATGGTTTCTTAAAGAGCAAGGTAGCGTTTCAACACGTCCACCATAGGCATAAAACTTATCCTGCCCCATCCAATAGGCTGTGTTGTTGACTGTAGCAACTGAGCGAGGGCTAATTATAGAAATGTTATCTGAAAGTTCTTGTAAACTAAAAACGTCTGTAGTGCCTACAAACTGAAGGGAATTTAAAGTACCTTCGGTATATACCAGAATCTCTTGCCTTGTTGCTACAGCACAAACAATTGCGGAACCACGAGAAACCCGTAAAAATCCTGCTGAATTAGTTACTAATGGTGTCCAAACATTAGGCTGGTCTTGAGTAGCCCAACGAATTAATAAAGGATCAAAAGCACCGCCACCGTAAGGAGTTGCACCAAAACACAAGAGGTGTTTATCATTCTGAGAGACTAATATTTGCGTTGCCTGTGTAGGGACATCCGCAGGGGCTACACCGTCTATTGTTGTAGTAGCTAAAGGCGTAGCTCTGACACCTGTACCACTTGAGTATGTCCAATAGTAGATTGTTCCTTCACGAATGTTAGCAACTAAATCGTTGTCAAAATTACTTAAAAACCAATCTGTTTGAGCAACAGCAACAGGAGTGGTTGCTCCAGAACCCCACGCACCTCGACCCCAAGATCCTGCTCCCCATCCATACCCGTCAGCGGCACCGCTGTTACCACTATTAATTTGAAAAACAGCTGTAATTCCAGTGCCCCCGCCAGAAGTTGAAGACGTAGCGGCAGTCGTTGTAGTTATGGTAAATGTGTTTACTGTAATAACGTCAACAATAAACTCGGCATTAAACTCAGCTTGAGGGATCCCGCCAATAGGTCCAACTACGCCAGAAAATGTAACGTAAGAAGCATCCAAAGCACCGTGTGATGTAATAGTAACTGTAACAGTTTTAGAGCCATTTACCGTAGTAAAGCAGTTATTGGTGCTTGGGTTAGTAAAAGTCTGACGTATAGGGGTAATGTCAAATAAGGTCTGACCTGCGTCAATATAAAGTTTTGCGGATGTTCCCATAGCTAAGTAATTATCCGCAGCCGTAGTAACCCAGTTAAAGGTTTGCCTACAAGTACCTACTATAGTATATAGAGCGTAGCGTAGCCAGCCGCCTATCTTTTGAGGGTAGCCCGAACGAAAACGAATCTTATCGCACTCAAACCAACCGCCTTCGTTGGTGTAGTTTGTTTGGTCTCGATTAACGCCTGATTTAAATTGTAGCTTCTGTAATGGCATGCGGGTTTACCCTAGGAATATACTCTTGTTCCAGTTTTATCAATGATAAGCGCTTGTCGGCGTGGTGTCATGTCTTTTGTGTTAGGCACTGATATATGTGTCCAACGGTCAAACTCACGAATAATTTGGTCATAGGGTAGGTTAGCTGCTATTACCGCCTTAACAACTTCATCTGGTGTCATGCCTGGTACACGAATGTCAGCAGCGCAACCAATACGGTGTTGACTGGAATCTTTAGAACCTACGGCATCGTTGACTTGTTTAGAACGGAACGCTGAGTTAATCATTACAGGTTTGCTGCCTAAGACGATTTTAACTTCTTCTAAGAAAGCAGCTAAACGGGTTAGGTTAGTCATTTCAGATTCGTTAGGCGTGTTATCAAACTCCCGATGATCTGTATGGGTTAGCTCGTCAAGGGTGAAGTGTTCACTTAGTTGCATCTTTTGACCTCTTCATATCCATGATCTTTTCCAGAGTACGACCCCCGAAATAGAAAGACATAATGAGCATACCCCATTGACCAAGCAGTTCTACATAGTTGTTGTTTACCTCAATATCCCAAGCGGACATCATGGCAAAGGTAGAGTACACAATCAAAATAAATACAAGGGTGGCTGGTCTAATGTTCTTGGATAACGTAGAGTCAGAAGCCATGTCAGCTTGCTGTCTTTTAGTAAGTTCTTGCTGCTCTGCAGTATCTGCTGCAATTTTAGCTAGCTCACCATTCTGTTGCATCTCTAATAGTTTGAGTTTGGCTTGTTCTGCCTGTGCTGGGTCAGGAAAGACCTTATCAAGTATCTTACCGCCAATGTCTAATAGTGCGCCTAATGGAAACATTATTTAATCCCCCAAGTTAAATACCACGCTATTACCGCAGCTGCTGCAAAGCAATAAAACTGAACCCGCCTAACCGCTTTCAAATCATGCTTGTATTCTTCGTTATCTTTGCGTTGCATATTCTCAATATCCAGCTTTATCTTTAATACTGCTTCCCACTCTTTAGCACCATGCTTTTTAACAAAATCAATCTTTAATTTTGCTTCCTCATCGGAGATTTGTTTTTTATGCTGCCACGATTGTAAAGCCTTGATTAACGCTCTTTCTTTTTTAAACTCTGCTTCCCGCCTTGCTCTAACCCGTTCATTAGCTTGTTTCTGAGCTACTTCTGTTGCATCGTGCTGGGCATTTTCAATGCTTTTAGACAGCCCTTTAGTAGCCTCTCTAGTTGCATCAAGGCTACCGCTAAGAGTTTTGACTCCTTCTGTTATTCCGTATGGGTCGGGCATAGCACACTTTTTTCACCTTACATAACCCCGCCACCAGCGGCAGGTACGGATGTCGCATGGATAGAAATATGTTGTTTAAGATTTAAAGGAGCATTACAGTCTGAGCAGGCATCGGCTTGCAATTCGGCTTCATCCAAGTCGTAACCACAAGCCGAACACACCACTTCTATTTCGTGGCGTGGCTCAATCAGTCCACCTTCTAGTGTTCTAGCTTCTATAGTTGTTTTCATATTAGTCCTTAAAATTCAGTCCAACCAGTCACAATATATTTAACGTTACTTAATGGTGGGTTGCCACGATGAGTATGTGTAAATGCAGCAGGCCATATTACTAATGTACCTTGCTTTGGTTTAATACGAATGCTTTGATATAGGAACTCCGTTTCTCCACCTTCTTCTACGTCATTTAAATATAACGTCCAAGTAAGTAATCTTCGACAACACTCTATATCACCAGATTCATAATGCCATACATGATAACCTTCACGCAAATTTGTTTTTTGCATTTTAAAATAATAAGATCCATGTCTACCTGAAGTTTTTAATGAATAAAACTCTTTTTCATATAACGGATAACAGCTATTCCAAAATGTATTACTAAAAACAGCTATGTTTGAAATTGGTATTTGTATGTTATCAACTCCGTTAGGTAACTGCGTATCAGCTTTTTGTAGTTTATTAACATTGTCCGTATCTTGACGAGTGCGACCATACCCTGCTTCAATAGCAGTTTCATAATCTTTAATCAAGCCTTCACAATACTCTTTAGAAAAAGCGTTTTCAAAAATACCAATAAACTGTTCGTATTTTACGTTCATACAAACCAAGTAATAATTGAATACCGTTTGCCACTCGTTACGGGCATAATTTCGTGGGGGTACATAAAATTAGAGGGGAACATAATGCAAGATCCTTTTTTAAGTTTGTACACTAACTCACGGTCAAAAAACGCAAATTCACCGCCTTCATAATTGTCATTTAATATAAACGAACAAGACACTGTACGGGGTCTGGCTTTAAAAGAATCTGTATGCGTTGTATAAAATTGTTCTTCTTTGTATCGAAGTAATTCATACCCAGAATCTTCTTCAATTAAAGCAAGTGGAAATTTTTCGTTATATTTTTTAATTGCTAGTCCTGCCGAAGCAAATATATATTTGTCAAGTTTGGCTCGAACTTTAGAATTTTTTTCTATAACGTGCGGATAAGAAACTACAATAGTCTCAGCAGTTCTAATTTTGTCATCTACTACACCACTACCAACTACTGTTTTTTGCCATTCGGTTTCATCGTTAAATTCTTCTAAAACAGCATCGCATAAGGCGTCAGTAATAACACCGTCAAACGTAACTATATAGTCATTAATATTTTTCACAATATTGTTTTTAATAGTTTATTAGTTGGTGGAGTTGGTTCTTTTTGTTTTTCATCAGAAGTTGATAATAAACAATCGTAGGGTAAGTCAACACCTTCTGGAACCATAGAGGGATCTAAGATATCGTCAACTTCGTTACCTACACGCAGCGCATGAATACAATATGCAACAGTATTTGGTTCTAAAGCTACAAGTTCGTGCATTTTATCTTTTTTAATATAAATCATATGTGGCGCAACAAACTCAGACACATGACCTTCTACAGTGACTTGCAATCGCCCCGCAGCCAAAAGAGTAAGGTGGTCAAACTGATGGGTATGACCATGCTCCATATCACCTACATTTTTAAAGTGCATTTGTCTAGAAAACAAATTTGCAACACTACCTAACTTAACTTCTGGGTTTTTTGAAATCATATTAGTCCTTATACAAACAAAGTAACAATAGCGTAATCTTTTATATTGTCCATTTAAATTTTTGTTACTTCAATTTCACCAGACGGATTTGTTGACGGATTTTTTACTGCATTTGGGTTTTGTCCATTATAATTTTCTGGAGGACTCCACCAATGAGATATTTCATAAGGAATTGTTACTCCATCAGGAAACATTGATGGGTCGGCTATATCTTCAATACGCTCGCCTATACGCATAGCGTGAATACAATAAGCTACAGTGTTGTCTTCAAGCGCAGTAAAAGCATGCTCTTCATCTTTTTTAATAAAAATCATGTGAGGAGCTTTAAATATAGTTTCTTTATTATTAACTACGCATTTAGCAGAACCAGCAGCTAAAAGAGTTAAATGGTCAAAACTATGTGTGTGGGTGTGTTCCGTATCACCTGCATTTTTAAAATGCATCATTCGACTAAAAAGATTAGATACGCAACCTATTTTAACTTCTGGGTGTGTCATGTTTATCCTTAGACAGTTGTCCAAACTTCTTGCGGTAGTGTAGGCCAATTAATATCACCAGCTACAGGATTAATTGCATATTGACGCACAGCATTACGATACACAACAAAATCTTGGACATTACTCAAGTACGGACTGCTTTTAGTTGGATCGCCTACATCAGGAATAGTAGTCCAATCGGTTGTTTTTAATTTACTTACAGCCGTAGATTTATTTTGTTCTGCTGTAGGGGGGGTAGGAGGAGGTGGTGGTACAGGAGTATTAGCTTCAGTCCACTTAACCATGCAACAATTTGCCCATGCTGGTAATTCAGTTATAGGTTCATTTTCAATTAAAGGTGAATTGTATTCAATCCAACCAGCAGTATCTTGCCATTGTAGAGCGTGTATATCTGCTGGAATATTACAAGAACTTAAATTTAAAGCATTATAAAAAACACCTTCTTCACCAACAGAGCCGTCAGCAGGGATAATAGTTAATTTCATTTTTTACTCCTAAGTAATTTGGGTTGTTGCAGTTCAGAAGCCGCTAAAAATATTTGAGTATTTACTTCGTTGGATTTAACCATTTCATTTCTAAACGATTCAACCGCAGCGCCAGTGCTACGTTGTTGTCCAGAGTTTTCAATTAAAAGCATTGGCAGCCAAGATATTGCACACTCGTAGTTGTCGATTTGACTACCGCTATTCATATCGTAACCTTGCACACGGGTGTACCACGCACAAGTAAGACCTACGCAGTCTTTTTTAATAAGTGGGCAGAATGTACCGTTTTTAAGTATGCCCATAATTAATCTTTAGTTGCACGAATAACGTCTACGTATTTAACCGCCAAGTTAATTGCAGTAGCAGTAGCGCTTGAAAAGCTAAATGGGTGATCGTGTGAACCCCCACCACCTGTACTAGACGTAGGAACTGGAGTTGTATTTGGTGTTGGATTACGCAACATAGTTTGACCTGCAGATGGGCTTTGTTGATACCCAGCAAATCCTGCACTGTGACTATGACTAGGAATTTGAGGCGTAGTAAGCGTTGTAGCACTAGCACTACCAGAAACTGCGGTTATCGTAACAGCTTGGCTTGCAAATGCCGTTGTAAATCCTACTGATCCACCCGTGCTTGCTGCACCACTAACTACTCTAAGTGCAGCATTATCCTGATCAGTTAACTTAGTAAATCCTGTAGGCGCTGCAGTTTGACCAAAAATCATTACAGTGCCTGAAGGAATTGTAGTTCCGCCAGCCGCAGGGGTAGAAGAAACCCAAGTTGTACCATTTGAAGTTAATACATTACCGTTGGTGCTAGGAGCTACAAATGCCACATTACTTGTGCCGTTACCAACTAATACGTTATTAGCTGTAAGAGTAGCAAGTCCTGTACCACCAGCGGCTACGGGTATAGCTTTAAGGGCTTCGACTACGTTAGTCCCGTTGTTATAAACAAACATCGATGCGCCAGCAGGGACTGCAATACCCGTACCAGATGTGTTCTTAACGGTAACGGCATCTGCCAAACCGTTGTTTACTAGATATAATTTTTCAATCTGGCAGCCTGAACCCAGAATGAGGTTTCGTGCACCGCCAGAAGTTCCTGTTAAATTAAGTCGCAAATTACGGGCAGTCTGCGCTCCGTTTGTATCTGTAAGGGTGACGGTAACGTCTGCACTAGCAAAAGCAACATCTGCAGTTCCTGTGATTGCCTCGCTTACGGCTATGGAGAAGTTATTGTTAGTTGACGTCCCCCAAGTACCCGTCTGTTCGCCAGTACCAATTAGTTCTATTTTAAGATCGCTATATGTCGATGCCATAATTTATCCTTATTTAATAATATCTATGCTATTTCAAGCCAATTTGGAGTCTGATTAGTATCAATTTCTAACCAGAAAGACAACGTTCCAACCTGCCCAACTCCTTGTACTCCTGTAACGCTTACATTTGCGCTTGTTATAAAACTTACAGTTCCTATAGACCCTGTAGCACTTAATCCTGTTACGGGGGCATTTGCTGAAGCATTAACAGTAACGCTTCCTTGACCAACTGTGCCAGCTACACCCGTTACACTTACATTAATATTATCTGCAATTACTACATTACCAATTTGTCCTGTACCTGCAACACCTGTAGGATTTACATTAGCATTACCTGTTACGCTACTAACTCCTGATACTGATCCTGTGCCAGAAATACCCGTAACAGGAACATTAATACCTTCTTGAACCCCTGCCTGACCTATCTGTCCTGTACCGCTTACGCCTGTAACACTTACACTTAATCCTTCTTGCACTGTTACCTGACCGATAGATCCTGTGCCTGCAAGTCCAGTTACGTTTAAACTTACTCCCTCTTGAACTGTTACCTGACTAACTGATCCTGTACCACTAACCCCCGTAACAGATACCCCTATACCCTCTTGAACTGTTACCTGACCAACTGATCCAGTTCCGTTTACTCCTGTAACATTAAATGTTGCACCTGTTCCAACTGTTACTTGTCCAATTGATCCAGTTCCTACAAGCGATACACTGCCTTCTCCCCAAGGCGAGTCACCCCATCCTTGGCTACCAAAACCTCCTAAGGCAATTGATACATCAGCCACACCGCATTAACCTTAAGCGATGCGAATAATTGCACCAGTCGCAGTAGCCGCTGGGAACACAATCGTAAACGTACCTGCTGTAGAAGCCTTAGAACCGCCAAAGTCCAAGACAGCTACGGCTGGATTACCTGTTGCGGTATCGTTATAAATCAATGCGCCAAATGCTGTAATGGTCGCAGTGGTAAACGATAAGTCCGCAAAGTCGGTTAACGCTGTAGTTCCAGAAGAAGTTGGAGTAACTTTAGTTAGTGTTCCGCCTCCTAATGCATATGAACCAGAAGCTGCTACTTCGTTAGTTGTTGTATAAGCTGTAGTAGCCGCAGTAAACGAAGCTGAGTTGTTATACAAAGCTAGTTTGAATGTCTGACCAGAGCCAGTTGAAAAGTTATGCACAGCCTTTAAGATTTGAACCTTAAAAGATGTTGGCATGAAGTTACCTGTAAAAGCCATTTAAATTCTCCTTAATAAATTAGCAGCCTTAACTTCACCGCCTTGTACACAAATTTGAATGCAACTAGCCCTTTCGGACTGTGCTGCACGACTCAAATATTCAGAGATTGTACGCTCTAATGCCTCTCTAAAATACTTTGCTTGCTCTCGAATTTCGGGTGGGGCAGTTTCTGATACCCCAATGATCCTATTTACGCAGAGTTCTGTCAATTCTTCAAGCGGTAAACCGCCATAATTACTTGTTTTTACAATGGGGCTGATAATATCGCCAGTTTTAATTTCAAAC